GAAATATGGGTCATGGCTAATTGGTGGATTAATATGAAGTGCTCCATAGCCTCCTGCCAATCCCGATGGTCCATTCATTGGTATATAAGGCTGACCGCTTGGACCCGTAGGCCTAGTAGTCGGTGGTGGAGCTGGAGGAGGTCTGGTTATTACTCTGCTCGGAGGTGGATGAGGGACATAACCAGGAGCCAAATCTGGTCTATTTATAACAGGTCTTATAGGGTCAGCAGGCTCACCTGTTCTACCACTTATTCTGTTTCTCTCCTCAGGAGTAAGTGGTCTATAAGTATCACTCCCTCTACCCGGATAATTAGTCATACCCATTTCTGGTCTAGCTCTTCTCCTATAATAAGGGTCATCATAATAAGGCATAAAGCTCCTTTAAAAAGGGGCCACTAGGACCCCTTTAATTACGGTAAAAAGGTTATATCAGTTAATAACCCACAACCATCAGGTGCAGTTAGTTTAAAGGTCAACTCAGAAGTTAGAGTTTTCTCCTCTGCATCTTTAGTAGTAGGTAGGTCAGTCTTAAATGGCTGTCTTAGGTAAGCAAGTGAGATATATTTAGGATCAAGTAAAAATATATCATTATTACCACCAGTACCAGTAGCAGTACCAGGAGCACCACCATCGGCCGCTTCATTTATGTTCAACCATCTTGATAAACCAATCTTAATCTCACCAAATGGAGTTACATAGACATCAACCACATTGACCAATTTTTTCTCTTGTCCAATGTCTCTATATCTAGCAGCACCACCTGTTGAGCCACCTGTTAAAGCAAAACCTGCGATTGCCTGAGCTACTTTAGAGTTAACTAAAGCAGTTTTTGCCTCACCACCGAATTGCCACATTTTTTCCATTAGAGCATTTAGGTCTTTCTCTTCAAAAATACCACCAGCTTTAACTACTGTTCTTCCTTGTCCAGCAGGCAAAGCAGCAGGCTCATTAGGGAATGGGTTTTGATTGATAAGCCACTTGTAGTTAGAGAAAACCCTAACACCAGTAGTAGCATTAGTAATAGGAGGTGTACCTCCGATACTTGTAGTAGTAGCATTACCTACTAATGAGGACCAAAACCCTCCTTGTGCTTGTCTTTTTACCCCACAAAGAGTTGCCTCAATGTCCCTTTTAAGCTCTTGGGCCTTTTTGGTCATTTGATAGGCCATTTCCGACTTTCGTCCATAGAAATCTACTGCCTCTGCTGTCTTTGTTACTCTTACAGAGTTTTGAAATATTTGAGTTAGATTCATCATCCTCTCAACTACTTCATAAGTGTTTGTTTGAGCATCAGCTCCTTCTGCAATACCAGTTGGCATTTGTGCCTTAGCTAGCTGATCAACGAACCAACCAATCTCAATAGCATTGATTGACTCTTTTTTACACATAGATTGAAAAGGAGTATCTGTCGGGGAGAGGTTATATATAACGTCCGAGAAAGATTCCTTCATTTGTATATTAGGCTCGACTGAACCTATCTTAACTGTTGCTTGCATACCTGTTTGCATAGCCATTTTATCCTCCTATACAAAGGCCAACATTACGTCTTGAGCAGCATCTACGTCTCCAGTTTGTTTTAAGCGGTTCATAGCATTTTGAGTTGAGCTTGCGCCTTTTCCACTAATCCCTCTATTATTCATAGACTGACTAGCTCTTCCTGCTGATTTTGGTTGAGTGTTTACACCTTTTCCATAATCATACAATCTGGCCTTATAAAGGGTCTTAAATAAATTTGGGTCTGTTGCCCTCATCAATTCACCCCTATCCATTCCAGTATGCACTCCATAGTCTATCAAACTATAGTACAAGTCATTGGTCCAACCTCTAAAGGTGGACACCAGCTCTTGTTTGGCATAGTGAGCTTTATGATACTCTTTCTCTTCTAAACCTTGCTTAACCTCTCCGAAGAACTCGACTGCTTCTGCCTCTGTTTGTTTTAAATTTTGTAAAGCATCTTGATACTCTGCTTGGTGCCTTATATACTCTGTTGGTGCCTCTGCGGCCATTCTCTTCCAATCAACATTGTGATACTTTGACACCTCATCTTTTGCTGCTCGAGTGAGTAGTCCTAAAGTTGCGGCGTATGCCTCTTGCATTTGGCTTGTACGCTGATCCTTTGCTTCTAACTCTTTTCTCTTAGCAGCTAACTCCTGCGTTTTACGAGTGTAATCTTGGGCCTTCATATACCCATCTTTCCACTCTTGCGCAGTCTTTTTCTCTCCTCCAATATCTATTAATGGCGATATAGGGTCGTCATCCTCAATAGGTCCCTCTAGTTGCTCATCTGAGTCTATCGGTCCCTCTTCTGGCTCGTTACCACTAACACTAATAGAATCGGTTGCTGTTCCCTCATCTTCCTCGATAAGGCCTAGCATTTTTTCTGTAGTCTCAGCTACGTTTGTATCAGAAGCAGACTCCTCAATTTGTTGTGCTTGAGGTTGGTTTACTGCTGTACCTGTTGTATCCATTTTAATCTCCTTATTTTAAATTACAATAGCGTCAAGTCCGCTTTTTTGTTTTTATCTATCTGGTGCTTCTCCATCTCAACATCATTTATATAACCTTTAAGTTTTAACACAAAAAGGTCCATCCCATGCTTATAATGACTAAATCTATCTCTATCCCCATCTTTGGCATTAAAAATAGCAGCGATTAACTCCTCAGTAATTTGCGAAAAGGTGTCAATCACGATTGGATTACTCAACAACTGTTTAGCTCCTATAGCTAACTTATCTTTATCTAAGTTTAGTTTATCACTCATTGGTTAACCCCCAATCTCCATTTGACCCATGCTTTTCTCTTATCCTCCCACTTAAGCCGGTCAATTATCTTTTTGAGCTCTAAACTAGCTGTTTCCCACGACTTTATTTCTTCTTTGAGCTTAGTTATCTCACTATCTTTTTCTATAATAACTTTTCTGGCCTCTTCTAGCTGAGTAATATTTCTTCTTAACTTCTCTTTGTGCCCATCTACCTTCTCGCCTTTTTTTGGCATAAATCCCTCCGTTTATATTCCTGTTATACCATGAGTTTTAAGTGCTATCTCCTCATCTTTAATTCTTATATCATTTTGCTTATACCACTCATCCGCATCTGCTCTTTGTCCTTTAATATCCAAATCCTCTGCCTCTACCTGCATTTTCTCTTGTTGTTTCATATACTCAGCTTGTAATTGAGCTTGTGTGGCGGTAGCAGTGGCCTGTGCTTTTAACATAGCGGCTTGTCCCATCTGTGTAAGGTTTTGAGCTTGCGCTTGCTTTAATCCTGTCTCAACTTGAAAGGCCTGCTCTTGTTGTTGCATCTGAGCTTGCTTCATTTGAGTTTGAGCAGCAACGGCAGCATGGTAGGCAGGTTTTGCCGGGTCCATAAGCAGTATCTCTCTACAGTCTATTCCCATATACTCCATCACCTTCTGGAAAAGGGTATATTGCTCTTTTGTTCCATAGTTAATTTGTAATTGTGGAGCTTGCATCATCATATTATGGCACATTATCAATGACTGGACCTGCTTCTGCTTCTCATCTGGAGTAAGGGCAACTTTAACCTCAAGATCAACTCTCGCTTCAAAGTTCGCCGGAATGACAGGAACATATATGCCATTAAGCATAACAAGTTTTTCTTTTGACTCATATTTCATCCCTAACTTATAAATTGCCATAAACATCGGCTTTAATGTCTGCTCGGCAAGGTGCTTTGCGAACATCATCAGCCTTCTATTGGCAGAGGTGGTTAATGCCTGGATTGTATCGTAGCTATTTTGTTTAGATAGAGCATCTTTCTCTAATCCTTGGGATAATTTAGAAGCTCCAGTAGTTTCTTCTTTATCTGAATCAAGCATCGCCAAAACTGAAAAGGAAGCAGGATTAAGAGGAGGAGTAGGCATAGGAATAACAGCATCCATCTTCGTAACATTGACTACACTCCCAATTCTGTTATCTACCAGGTCTTTTGGGTTCCTAATAAAGCCAAAATCTGCCAAATAACGAGCATTATTGGTTAAAATCATATTATCTATGATTTGCCTCTCAATAATTGACTTAGATTTTTGGATTCCGTGGATTACATCTGGAATAGAGAGGCCATAAAACTTATATGGCTGAGGGTAAGGGGAGAAAGTATTAAAAGGAATCTCGTCTACCTGATTTACCTCCAATATCTTATCGCTTGACCAAAAGATTTGCCATAACTCAACAATGCCATCACCATCCATATCAATTTTTCTATAACACTCATAAACCAAAGCTCTTTCTGCATCAGTAGTGTCTCCTCGACTTAATTGGAAGGGGTCATCTGTCTTATCAAAGTCGTGTCTGGACATCTTCTCGTTCATATTTCGCCAGAAATCTGTATATCCAAACTTTAGGTTGTCGACTGTCTCTCTATCCCATCCATTTTCCAAGCACTCCGACTTAGTTAGCATTTTTCTATGAGCAACGAAGATAGCGGTTTCAATATTGTAAGCCATTGAGTCAATAATGAAATCCTCAGGTGGCACATTTTCTATACATATATGTGAGGTATCTACCTCTTTTAATATCTCGCCAGAATATAGCTCTTCTGGTTGAGGTGGGCCTTGTTGTGCACCCATACCTGCACCCATTTGTGCACCCATAGGATTAGGTGGTGGCTGAGAACCCATAGGAGGAGGACCGCCCGGAGGTGGCCCCATTTGGGGTCCCTGTTGTGGAGGTGGAGCCATAGGGGGCTGACCTGGTGGACCACCTTGTCCCTGTTGACCTTGCTGCATCTGTAGTTGCGGCATTGGTATTTCTTTACCATTCGGTATAGGATTTGGGGGGGACATTGGAGTTGATTGTGCTGTAGGCACGTTTATGTCGACAGGCTCAGGATATTTGGTCTTTACCTTAAACTCGGAATCAACCTTTCTAATTTTAACTCCGGGTATAGCGGTAAGGCCCTCATATTGCTGTGCCGTTATCTCATCAAAAGTTTCTATAATGTAAGTTTTTTGTTGTTTCCACCACCGCTTTACAATTCCATTCTTTGCAACAAATCCATCATGTAAAAGATCATGGATAATGTTGTATCCTTTATTCTCTCGGTAAAAGACAAAGTTTACATAGGCGGTCGCTTGTTGTGATTTATAATAATCTTGGGCATTTTGTGGGGGAAAGTAGACCACATCTTTTGATTGCGTGAAGGCCTCAAGGCAAATCGCTTTCGCAGTCTCCACAACATTAAATACATCTTTACTAACGTGCGTGCTCTTGCCTGCCTCATTCTCTCCAATCTTCTCCCCATAATAATATATATATCCTCTTTCTCTTTGTTTACTTACCTCTCCTACCTCAAAAACCTCTGCCGCCTCAATATCCCTACCTACGATTGCCCCAAGTTCCTCTATGCTCTTTTTTCTAACTTCGTTATTATCTTGTGGCATCATAGCAACCTCCTATACAAATAAGTTTGGGTAATATCTCGTTAGCTCAGATGTATTAAAATCCTGTTTCTTCTGGCCAAATCGAGCAATATTTATAATCACATATCGACTAGCATCCATTAAGTCATCCTCAACTTTGACAATCTTACCAGTCTTTTGATTTCTATGATACTTCCTAAACTCCTCAAACCAATCAACTAAATTCGAGAATACTTTAAGCCTACCCTCTTGCATCCTAGTCTCCATTTCCATTATCCCAACCTCTACCGACTTAGAACCGTCAAGATTTTCGAACTGACGATACATATTTATCCCAGCATCTTCATAGTATGAGCGTAGTGTCTCCCCACTCCCCTTTTCCCTGTTATCCCCATCCTGAGGGTATATTACTCTTATGCCTCTGCACTTCTTAGTAATCTTATGGGCGTGTTGAGCAGGAACCTCATTCGAGGCCTTAAAACAGTCATATATGTAAATTATATCCCTATCTCGATCATGGGCAGCAAAGACGGCGGCAAACGGGTGAGCAATACCAAAGTCAATTCCTAGTAATAATGAGAAGTAATCCGGTATCGGAAACGGCTGACATACCACATCCTCCTCCATCACCTTAAATATCTGAGTATCACCAAAATTGGGAATACCCTGAGTCTTTGCTGAGAGCATATATCGGGGAATTGCTTTTAATAATTGGGTCTTTGTCCTCTCATCTAAGTGCGGTGCCCGGTCCCAGCCAATGGTCATAACATGTTGACCTGGTTGTCTCTTATTAAGAAGGGTATCTACTAACTCAGTTATCCCATTCTCTGGTGTAAAGGTAATGACGACAAAACCACCCTTATTTTTATTACCAGTAGCAGTACGGGCAAGACACTCGGCATAGAACTCCATACCTTTAAAGTT